AGCAAAATTTAAAATACAGAAAGTACATAAAAGTGGCTAAGACACCAGCATGGCAGAGAAAAGAAGGCAAATCCAAATCAGGGGGTTTGAATAGGAAAGGTATAGCCTCTTATAGAAAAGCCAATCCTGGTTCAAAATTAAAGATGGCAGTAACTACTAAGCCATCAAAACTTAAAAAAGGATCAAAAGCTGCAAAACGTAGAGCTAGTTTTTGTGCGAGAATGAAAGGCATGAAACGTAAGCTCACATCAGCTAAAACAGCTAGAGATCCAAATAGTAGAATAAATAAATCATTAAGAAAGTGGAATTGCTAATGGCTAAAAATAGACTAGAAAAACTTGCAGATGAATTAATGCGACTTTCTCCAGAAGAAGGTCAGCAACTAGGTCTTATTATGAGATCTAGAATGATGCCTGAAATGGCAAGACAACAAGGATTATTACAACAACCTACACCTCAAATGGCAGCAATGGGCCAAAGACCAAATAGAATGCCTATGCCTACCACTAGAGATGCAGCAATGAGAGGACTATTAAGAGGATGAGAATGAAAACTTATGCTTTCCTTGCAAAGACTTATGCCAAAAAAGGTATGAGTGATGCAAAAGACGCAATGAGAACATTGGGTGCTAAAATAGAATCTAAAGGTAAAGCAATGAGACCATCTTTAGAAAAGTTTGGCAAAAAAATAAATAAGCATGTAAAAAAACATAAATTAAAATATGCAGCAGGAGCTGGTGGAGCAGTTACTGCAGGTGTTTTTAGTCAACATCAAAAACATAAAAATGATGGTACACATGCTAGATTAAAAAAAGAACTTAAAAAGAAAGGATACGTATAATATGCCGATGGTTGGAAAGAAAAAATACCCCTATACTAAAAAGGGTAAAGCTGCAGCAAAGAAAGCTGCAAAGAAAAAAGGTATGAAAGTTAAAAAAATGAAAGGTTACTAATGAAAAACGTATTAACCAAAGCACAACAAAGACTACCTAAACAACTTAAAGAAAAGATTATTAAATCTAAAATGAAAAAGAAGAAAAAGAATGGCAAAAAATAAAGATCTAGTACCTTATTCTAAATTAGGATCTTTTAAATCTAAGATCAGAGTTAGTGGTGAACAGGCTTATTTAAAATATAAACATAAAAAAAGTAAGTTAAAAAAAGGTATAAAAGATATTGCATCTAAAACTACTGGTGAACAAAGATTTTTAGGAAAGACTTTACCAAAAACTTTATTTAAAGTTGGTAAGTTTGCATTTATGAATCCAATTACAGCAGCAGGATTATATATAGCTGGTGGTCAAGCAAAAAAATTAGGACAAGCAAAAAGTTTTGATTTTCCTGAATATAGACAGTTTAATAAAAAAGGTAGAAAAATTTAATGTCAGAAGAAGTCAAATCAAATCATGGTGGAAAAAGACCTGGAGCTGGTAGACCTGTTGGATCTAAGTCAAAAGCTCTGTGGAAATCTATGGAAGAAATGGCAGAAAAATATCAACATTCTCCTTTAGATTATTTACTTGCTGTGTTAAACAATCCTGCAAGTAGTCCTGAAAGAAAAATGTATGCAGCCGAAAAAGCTGCACCATACGTTCATGCAAGACTTACATCATCAAACACAAAAATGAGTATAGATGAACCAGTCCAAGTCAAAGTCCAATGGCAAAAAGAAGATTAAGATAGTAGAGATCCCATATAAACCAAGATCTTATCAAGAAGAAGTTCATAAAAATAGAAAACGATTTAGTGTCCTTGTATGTCATAGACGATTTGGTAAATCAGTTTTATCTATAAACGAATTAATTAAAACAGCAGCAGACAAGCCTAGAGCTTTATGTGCATTTGTTGCACCGACATATCGTCAAGGAAAAAGTATCGCTTGGGAATATTTAAAATTTTATACTAAACCTTTACTTCAAATAGGTGGTAGTAGAAATGAATCAGAACTAAGGATAGATTTATTCAATGGATCACGTATACAAATATTCGGAGCAGATAATCCAGATAGCATCAGGGGTATGGGGTTTGATGCAGTTGTCCTGGACGAATATGCTATTATGTCTCCAAGAGTATGGACAGAGATTATCAGACCTGCTGTTGCAGATAAATTAGGTTGGGTTTTATTTATAGGCACACCAATGGGCCACAATCAATTTTGGGAAGTATATGATTATGCTTTACGTGGTAAAGAAGATTGGTATGGTAAATTATACAGAGCATCCGATACGCAAGTAATACCAGATAGTGAGCTTGAAGAAGCAAAAGCTATCATGACACCTGAACAATACGAACAAGAGTTTGAATGTTCATTTACTGCTGCAGTATCAGGAAGCTATTATGGTAGACTAATATCAAAAGCAGAAAAAGATAAAAGAATAGGTGATGTACCCTACGATGAAAATCTAGGTGTAGAAACGTGGTGGGATTTGGGGATAGGAGATTCAACTGCAATATGGTTTGCACAAAGAGTTGGTGAAGAAATACATCTTATAGATTATTACGAAACCTCTGGTGAATCATTAGCACACTATGCAGATGTATTAGCAGATAAAGATTATGCTTATTCATCACATATAGCTCCACATGATATAATGGCTAGAGAACTTGGAACAGGTAAATCAAGGCTTGAAGTTGCAAATGAACTTGGTATAAACTTTGATGTAGCTCCAAGATTAGAAGTAGATCATGGAATTGAATCTGTAAGAAATGCGTTACCTAATTGTTATTTTGATAGACAGAAATGTAAAGTTGGTTTAGATGCTTTACGTCAATATAGAAAACAATGGGATGAAAAAAATCAGGTGTTTAAAAATAAACCCTTACACAATTGGTGCTCACACGCAGCTGACAGCTTTAGGTATGGATGCGTAAGTGAACCAATTGATACAACTGAATGGGATAAACCTTTAACAATAGATACAAAATACATAGTATGAAATCAAAAGAAGAAATATTACGAGTACTAGCAAGTGAGATACATCAAGCATCAGGTTATATTGGTGGTGAATTAGTTGCTAGAAGAAAAAAATCATTAGAATATTATTTAGGTATGCCTCTTGGTAATGAACAAGAAGGTAGATCTCAAGTAGTATCTAATGATGTTTTAGATACAGTAGAAAGTTTAATGCCTTCATTAATGAAGATTTTTACTGCTGGTGATAATATATTTGAATGCGAAGGTGTTGGCCCTGAAGATGAAGAAATGGCTAGACAATGTACTGATTATCTTAATCACATCTTCTATAAAGAAAATGATGGTTTCTTAGCTTTATATTCTGCGTTTAAAGATGCACTTATTCAAAAAAATGGTATCTTAAAAGTATTTTGGGATAACTCACAAAAAACTGAAAGAGAAGAATATACAAGACTTACTGATGATGAGTTTAATGATTTAGTAGAAAACGCAGAAGTTAAAGTAACAGCTCATTCAGAATATGAAGAACCTATCACAGATGATAGAGGTAAAGAAATAGATAAAGTTAAGTTACATGATGTAGTTATTCATAGAACTAAACTATATGGTAAAGTAAGAATAGAACCTATTCCACCTGAAGAATTTTTAATTGAAAGAAGATGTAAGTCTATTGATACTGCAAACTTTGTTTGTCATAGAACACAAAAGACTAGAACTGAATTAATTGAAATGGGATATGATCCTGAGTTAGTAGATAGCTTACCAACAGGTGATACAGATTATTACACAGAAGATAAGTTTGTTAGACATCAAAACGTAGACTTCTCACATGGACAAACAGATGGTGATGAATCTACACAAGATATTTTAATTCATGAGTGTTATGTAAGAATGGATGCTGATGAAGATGGTAAAGCAGAGTTATTAAAAATTACTACAGCTGGTGAAGCTACAAAACTTTTAGATATTGAAGAAGTAGATAATATGCCTTTCATATCTATGACACCAGTTATCATGCCTCATAGATTTCATGGAAGATCAATTGCAGAACTAGTTGAAGATATTCAATTAATTAAATCTACTGTTATGAGACAAATGTTAGACAATATGTA